AGAGAGAATGCACTACAAATATGCGTAGAAAGGGGAAATCGCCCTATATGCAGATCAAGAAATGCCATGATAATTGTATCAAAGCACTCTAACCATTCTGGCAAACTAGGATAGAAATGATACAATGACACTTTTTTTGGCAAGTGACACTTTTTTAGTCGCGTGACACCTACCCTGTTTGAGCGTAATTATTATATCATTGTTTCAATTTCCTTGCCAGAATAAAGGATGAATTTAATTGTTCTGTCGTTATTAATAATCGCCTTTTCGACAAGCTTAATCCAAATAGAAGAATCCCAATCTTCAAGCAAGCTCGGAACATTATCCAAGTTTTGGATAAATAGCTCGATGCCCTTTAGTTTCCTTAAATTAACATTTTTGCTTTCCTTACTAGCATTGAGTTTGCCTTCCAGAGTTTCTTATCTTTTCTTGTAGGAATTGTATTTGCTTTGAAAAGAATCTTGATCCATTGGCTTAGTCGCATTTTCGTTAATGAGATTTTTAACCAAGATTTCCAATTCACTCATTTCTTCGACAATAGCATCAATTTCAGATTGGATTGAATCTTGTTTATCGAGAACAGATAACCATTCTTTTGCATCCTCTATCAACGATTCCTTATCTATGATAAATGAGTTATAAGCATTTATGAATGCGGCTTGTATTTCCTTTTCTGTTAGTATTGGGGTTTTACATTGTGAGTGGTTTTTATCGAACATCTTGTTGCAGCGATATCTCTCAGTGCGATACGGAGAATTGGAATGCCACACCTTTTTGCCATAGAAACCACCGCAGTCTCCACATATCAATTTGCAGGAGAAGATATCCTTTCCGTTATACGCGCGCCCTATATCCTCTCTTCTTTTAAGTTCTAGCTGAACGAACTCCCATTCTTCTGGAGGGATGATATAAGGATGCGAACCCTTGATGTAATATTGGTCTATTTCGCCTTGGTTCTTCTTGCACTTATGTGTAAGAAAATCAGTAACGAACGTCTTTTGAAGAAGCGCATCTCCTTTATACTTTTCGTTTTTCAAAATACTTGCGATGCAACTGACGCTCCAAGTCTTAGAATCGGATGGTGAGTGAACTCCATCGGCCTCTAATATATTTTTTATTTCGGTATAGGATTTACCTTTAATAAATAAGGAATATATACGCCTGACGATATCGGCTTGCCATTCCACTATTTGCGGTTTTCCATCAGGGCCTTTTTCATAGCCAAGGAAATTGTCATACGGCATTTGGAATTTGCCATTCTGAAACCCCCACCTTTTTCCTATTGTGACGTTCTCAGAAATTGACCTAGATTCTTCTTGAGCAAGCGAAGACATAATTGTTATTAACAATTCACCCTTAGAATCAAAGGTATATATGTTTTCTTTTTCAAAGAAGCATTCGACATTCTTCTCTTTGAGTTTTCTGATTGTCGCTAATGAATCTACTGTGTTTCTAGCAAAACGCGATACCGATTTAGTGATGATTAGGTCAATTTCTCCATTGAGAGCATCCTTAATCATTTGATTGAAACCATCACGTTTTTTGGTGTTGGTTCCGGAAATCCCCTCATCAGTATAAATCTCAACAAACTCCCAATTAGGATTTGATCTGATGAACTTCTCATAATATTCCCTTTGAGCTTCAAATGATGTGAACTGCTCATCTGAATCGGTGGATACACGAGCGTAACCAGCGACCCTCCTCTTTTTAGGTATAATTCTTCCACCAAAAGCAGATGTTTGTATTGTTGATGGAATTACTGTGACTTTTGCCATTGTTTAAGGCTCCTTTCTCTAGCTTTTTGTTTCATTTCAGGTGTCCACGAGTTCTTCCTGGAATAATCGTTGAATGGATGAGTTATCTTCTCTCCGCCGTTCAATTCGAACGTTAATGTCTTATCGGCATTTACCAATATTTCTTTTATCTTTGATAAAACCGTATCTTTATTTATCTCGTTAACTCCCAACACCAACTTCGTTAGTCTAATAACCTCGGAATCCAAAACCGAAGGGCTATCGCACTTATCTTTACCATTCATAATGTAGCAGTTACAGCGCCATAGCGATTTCCTATCGCCGTGAGCTGACCTTCTAACGAATGTATGACCGCAAATACCACATTTGATTTTGCCTTTGAGTGCATTTTCGGACTTGTTTTCTCTTTTGTAGCAGACCTTGGATTTTGAGTTCATCAATTCCTGAACCTTCATGAATGTTTCTTTTTCGATAATAGGCTCGTGGCTGTCCTCTACAAAGTATTGAGGCAATTCCCCTTTGTTGACCTTGGTTTTCTTTTCAATGTAATTGCTTTTGTATTTCTTTTGGAGCAATAAATCCCCAGTGTAGGTGATATTTCTAAGTATCTCTCTTGTTGGCTGAGGGGTGAAATCGTTCCCAAGCATCGTCTTATATCCTAATTTATTTAATTCCTTCGCAATTAGCGGCGTTCCAAGTCCATCCAAATAAAGCTTATAAATGAGTTTTACAATCTTCGCTTCTTCAGGAATGACCACTATTTTTCCATCTATAAGGCGATATCCTAGAGCAGCCAATTTATAAGGAATTCCTTCTTCAAAGTTCCTTTTTACTCTCCATTTGATGTTTTCACTTGCTGATCTAGCTTCTTCTTGGGCATAGCTGGCCAAGATGGTAAGCATAAGTTCCCCTTCTTTGGAAATTGAGTGGATTCGCTGTTCTTCAAAATAAACGTCTGCATTGAGTTCTTTTAATTCGCGAACCGCCTCAAGGAGTGTGACCGTATTTCGAGCAAATCTGGAAATTGATTTTGTGATGATTAGGTCAATTTTTCCTTTGCGAGCTTCTTCAAGCATCTTCTGAAAACCAGGTCGATTTGCCTTGGTTCCGCTTATTGCCTCATCGGAAAATACGCCAACATAAAGCCATTCTCTCTTGCTTTGAATATAAGAGGAGTAATAGCTTACTTGGTTGGCTAAGGAATCAAGCATAGCATCCTTTTCGGTTGATACCCTGGCGTATGCACAAACATTGATTTTCTTAGGGAGTTTTTTGACCTTATTAACTTTGTTAATTTCCATATATTATCCTAGTCATATATTCGCTCTAAAGAGGTACTATATCAACTTATATGAGACCAAGAATCGTACCCTTTTTGATACCATATTTCTTTCTCATTTTTCCATCGATTTTCTGATAATCTTCTTGGTCAATTACGCCGCTGTCTAAAAGGTTCTTGGCACTCTTCATAGCTACGGTATATTTCTCCACAGCTTCGCGATATTCCCTATTTTCCATAACGATGTAACCCCGCGCATTTTCTAGAGCAGAACCTTTGTTTTGAGCCAGGTTCATCGTAAAAAACTGCTCCACACCTTTCGCAAATTTTCTTCTCGGTTTTTTCAAGGGTTCTAATCTTGTTTCTATATTCAAAAGCGCACTTCCTGCAGCAATAAATTCTTGGTGTATGATGTGTAGGTTGAACGAGCTCCGCACCACAATTAAGGCATCTGATTCCATAAGTTTGCTTTCTTCTTTTTACAACGCCTTTGATGGCATCTATAGTTTCGCCTAATTGCTCTGCTATTTCTGAATATGAGAATCCTTTCTCGATTAAACGTATGATTGTAACTTTTTTATCTTCTGTCATAGGGTCATCTCCTTATGGCATATGGACATTTAGAAAGTAAATCGTTAACCCAAGCATAAAAAAGACCTAGCAGTTTGCACCACTAGGCATATAAATCTTTTTTTGTAATTAATAAATAAAAAACCCACCACTTTGTGAGATGGTAGGTTCTGGTATACTTGTGATAAATCAAAATACTATTCTGATATCTAAAGTAAGAATTAACGTTTGATATAACTTAGATTCGTTCAAACATAAAATCTGTACAAAAATTTTATGCTTCAATATTTATTTCGCGTTTGTTATTTGATTTGGAAATAAGCGTAGTCTGTTGCAAACAAACAGTTACCCTTAGAATCAAATTGAGAAAGCCTATATCCATAAACTCCTCTTGCTAATCCAGGGATTGATTTGAACATCATTCCTTCTTCAACTTTGAACTTTCCCATTAATTGTTTTACCGTTCCGCCCAATAATTGAGGAACGAAACCAGCTTGATTTCCTCTCCAATCACATCTTGAGAAATTTCCTTCAGCCAAATATAACTCGATAACAGTTCTGTCATAGTCATCGCAGCAAGGTTGGAAATAGATATTAACTAGATCAGCTCCAGTTGAGACCTTAATGCATGCCTTTTCAATTAATGCAGCCTCATTTTCCTTTCTGAGTTGCTCATCATATATACTCTTTTCAACTTCTACGAATTTGATAGAGATTTTCATTGGATCAATAACGTCATGAAAATGCACGACAATATCAGAAATTTTATTGTTGAAATCGAGTGGCACGACTACTGAAGGGTAAGAAGATGATCCGATTTGAGCAGGGAGATATTCTTTATCTCTCGCGATTACTTTTGATACTGTGGTTTGGAACCTTAGGTAATATTTAACAATATTGTAGTTAACGTCCTGCTTGACCACGATGGATAAATCATTTTCAGGAATGTGATTCCATGAGTCTCCACTTGCATCAGTTCTTGATTCAGATGAGCAATTCTCATTTTTGTAAATTGCGTATCCTGCATTTTGCAATGCGAATGATTCATACTTATTCATATTTATTCGGCCTCCTTATTGATTGAGAATACATACTCCAAACACTCTTTCATTTCAGCAGGTGATAATTCATTGACTTTGACCTGTTCGGAATGCGCGACGTTGTTTCTTGAAACTCTTAGTCTGTAGAAGATATCCCTTAAATGTTCTATTCTCTTCTTTGCTGGTTCAACTACTTCTCTCTCATATTCAGTATCGAGCACCATATAACCCCAACCATCATCACAATCACGCGACGTAGGAGCCGCTTTTTCAAGAGCTTTGAAATGAGCGTTCATTCTTTCGGATAAATCCTCGCCTTCGTAGTGATAATCGAATTTGAATATCGCATCGAGTAAAGAACACAATTTCAGATAGAACATTTCTTTATTGTTATCAGTGAGCAGCTTTTCAAAATAATCGCGAGATAATCCTTTAGCGACCTTTTCTCTTTCGATTCTTTCTTCTTCTGCCTTTTTCTCTGTGGCTATAGCCTCTTCGACATCAGTGATGATTTTAACTTTACGGTCATTGATTTTTGCGATAATAGGGTTTTCATTCAATACATCGGCTTTATTGAGCAAATCTGAAACTCTTCTTCTGGCCTCGTCATCACTAACTCTCATATAACTTCTTCTTGGATCTTGGTTTCTTTCGATTCCTAAAACCTCGAAGCAAAGATCAATACTGCAGTATTTTCTAAACGAAGATCTAATAACTTCCTCATAATTAGTCTCTCCAACCATGAGTGAAGTGGCATTAGAAGCATCATCGTGGTCGATGAAGAATTTAAATAAATCCTTTAGCTCTTTGTTTTTAATACAGTTATAAATGAATTCGTAATGATTAAGAGCGTTTGAACTTAAGATTTTCTTAACAAGTTTTATATCTCTGCTGGTTCTTAAAACTCCTACATCGATGCAACAGTCCTTAATTACCTCTAACATGAATCTTTCTGATTCTGACATCTTTGTGTTTTGCAATTTTGCTTTTCTGTCCACTTCGTCATCTGTGATGATGTATGGTTCTGGCTTTTTTCCAGGGAATACTCTTTCGTATTTTTCGGCATAATCCCTGTTGTGTTTTATCATTGCTTTAGCAATATCTGTTTCGTTGGCAGCAATCATCATATCAATGTAGCTCTTGTTCCAAGAATAGAATCTTCTAACGACTTGATAATTGTTGGTTATGTAAGTTCCTCTGACATAATAGAATTCACCACTTCTATGATCAGGTCTATCTAAGCTAGCCAATTCAGCCGCAAATGCATCGACATACGCCTTAACCAAATCAAACTTTTTGTATTTTACAGCGCAATTGAGAATATCGCTTTCCAAAACATTATTAAAATAGCATTCTCTTTCGTGTTTGCGCTCATCTTTGCTGAGACCTTTAAAATTTATCTTTGAAATGACAGAATAGCATTTAGGGGCTTTCTTTTCGTTTTCAAAAATATAGTCAAGAGTCTCTTGCTTAATTATTACAGGGTTGAATCTAAATGCTTCATCCATGTTTCCATACAAAGAGAGGGGAAGCATGAATGTTGTCCTGCTAGCAATGCTAGATCCTCTATATCCAGGCTTAGGTTCTTTAAGTCCAACTTTGGCAGCCATTATTCCAATGGCTTCAAGCACATCACTTCTATCAAGGTCGACAGCCTTGACAATCAACTCGTCAATAATATCCTCAACCAAGAAGGCCAATGATGCGTCAAAGTTATTCTTGCTGAGCAACAAATCAAATCCTTTATTTAAAATCTTATTAGCGTTTTCAGTTAAGATTTCCTTCCAAACATCAAGATTAATCATCGTGAAGTTAAAATTGCCAAATCTAATTGTTGAAGTGAATAACGAATTGTTTCTTGAGCATCCCTCGTATCCATATTTCAAGAATCCTTCAAGATCATCTTTCTTTATTAAATAATGCATTCTCTTTTCACAATCCATATCATCTAAAGAAATCTTGTCCTCGTCCTTCTTACCTGTTAGCAAATAATCTAGCGTGACTCCGAATATCTCGGCCATCCTTGGTAAGAGTGAAATATCAGGGTTTGCTTCACCAAGTTCCCATTTGCTGACTGCTTTATCTGTAACGCACAATAATTCAGATAATTGGAGCTGAGTGAGTCCTTTGGATTTTCTCAAATCCTTAATTCTATCGTTTAGTGTTTCCATATAGTTTTCTCCTTTCACTACACCATCATTGTAATGCATGCAGTATTTTTTCCCTACCTAACGTTCTTCTACATCAAATAAAAAATCTAACGATGGTTGAGAAACTAACTCTACTAATGGTTGATTTCTTCCATTATAACATTATGTTAACTTTAAATACAAATTAAGTTCACTAGGTCTTTTTTAGAAGTTCGCAAGATTCTTTTTTTAGAAAAATAAATTTAGAAAAATAAAAAAAGACCTAGCAGCAATTAAGCCACTAGGTCAGAAATTATGAATTTTTAAGTAAATTGATGGATGATTCGATTTGGTTTGTAATCCAATTATTCAAATCTCCAAAGTTAGTTGTGATATAGTCTTTAACTTCAGTTGTTAATTGAGAAAGCACTGTGTCTTTTGCCTTGCTTAAAGCGATATCTTGCGCATCTTTATTAAATGACCCACTTTTCTTTAAAGTATCAACATATGTCTGAAACACCGTTTTTACTGAATT